GTTTCCCAGTCACGATCGGGTGGTTACTAATGAAATACGAACGTGGTCTACTTGTTTTTTTAATAGTGTTGTTAATCATCTGTTGTTTGTTAAGCACTAAAACACAAGCAAGAAATGATTATTTAGGTAGTAGCAACAGCAGCTGTGAACGTGGTAGAATAGATTTATATACAGAACTTAGAGGACTAGATGGTAAAACTATGTATTTAGATGGTGATGGTAATATAGATAATAATTATAATAGTTATAGTGATGATGTTAATGGAACTTTAGGTATACGTTTTAGTTGGCCATTACAATCTACCTGTAATGATGATACTATACAATTACTTCGTGAAAATGATAGACTACGGCAAGAGTTAGAGCTGTTAGCTAATTGTGCTAAATATAAAGACCTAGAACTAGGTGATGAATTTTCTACAGTTCGTGAATTATGTAAAGGTGTTAATAAAAAGATAGAAAATGAAAGTAAGTGATAAAACTAGCATAGATATGCCAATACGAAACTTGCTTAGCATTGTAGCGGCGGTGGCAGTAGGTGTGTGGGCTTATTTTGGAGTAGTATCAAGAATTACAAGCATGGAAACATCATTAATTTTAGCAGAAAAAGATTTAGAAAAGAATACAGAATTTAGAATTAAATGGCCTCGTGGTGAAATGGGAACCTTGCCTGCTGATTCAGAACAATATATGCTTATTGAGTTTATGGCAGAGCAGTTAGAAGGTATGCAAACTGAAATGGAATCTATGATGTCTAACACAGTTAATATAAATTTTTTAAAAGACCAAGTATCTAAATTACAAGGTGATGTAGAAAAATTAAAAGATAAAGTGAGGCAAAATGGAACCAGTCATTAGTGTAGTTTTCGCATTAGTTATGTATGTTAATGGTTCAATGGATGGGCATATGATGACAGATGGATTGTCTAAATGTTTAAAAGCTAAAAGAGAAGCAGAAAGAAATTTATCAGACAATAGAGTTAATGTTATTCGTTACGAATGTGATCGAGTTAAAGCAGAGCTCAGGCCAGATTTTGAGGGTAAATTAAAAATATATAAAATAATAAAAGATTAATGTCTGAATTAACAATTAAATCAGATTACTTTACACCAGTCAAAAAAAGGACTAATATAGAAAGATAATGCCAACTTATTCTACAACAAAGTCCTTTGATTTACAAATTAATGACATGATTCAAGAGTCTTATGAAAGATGTGGAATTATGGTTCGTGATGGATATGACCTTAAAACAGCAAAAAGATCACTTAATATTTTATTAGCTGAATGGGCTAATAGGGGACTTAATTTATGGACTATACAACAAACTAATAAAGCTTTAACTGCTAATGCTCAATCTGTAACAGGCACAGCTTTATATGGGAATGCAGCCGATGACGCTTCCGCAATTATTGATATTACAGACGTAGTTATAAATGATGGTACTTATGATTATGCAGTTACTTCTATAAGCAGAGCTACTTATTTTAATATGCCTGATAAAGCTACTTCCGGTAGACCCTCTCAATTTTATTTTCAAAGAGAAATAAATCCTACTTTGTTTTTATTTCCAGCAGTTCCTGCTAGTGGAAATTACACTTTAAAATATTATGCAATGATTAGAATGTTTGATATTGATACTTACAGAGACAATGCACAAATACCATTTAGGTTTATTCCTTGCATGACTGCAGGACTTGCTTATTATTTAGCACAGAAAAAAGCTCCTGAAAGAATGCAAGCATTAAAATTAATTTATGAAGATGAATGGAAAAGAGCTGCTGACCAAGACGGTGCTAGAACAAGTCTTTTTTTAACTCCGCAAGCTTATTTTCCATCGGTAGGTTAATATGGCTAAATTTGCAAGTGGTAAAAATGCTTTAGCTATATCTGACAGAAGTGGATTACAATTTCCTTACAGAGAAATGGTTAAAGAATGGACTGGATCGTTAGTTCATTATACAGAATTTGAAGCCAAACAACCTCAATTACAACCTATTAGAACAGCTCCAGAGCCACAAGCTTTACAAAACGCTCGGCCGGCAAGAGTAGAAACTCCTGCGGCTAGATTATTAACAGGTAATCCATTTTTTTCTACAAATGGTTCAGGGACTATTACAGTTATAGAATTTAATCATGGAAGAACAACAGGTGAAACAGTAAGATTTAGAAATTGTGTTGGAGGGTCTGGATTTACTCAAGCTAAAATAGAAGATTCTAATGGATACACAATAACTGTACCTGCTGGAGATGCAAACTCTTACACATTTAATGTAACAGGACAAACATCAGATCAAACAAACGTAAGATTTGGAGGTATGCTTTGCACTTCAGGTCCGGTTACTATAGAAGGATAATATGACAACATACGCAGAATTAGTAGATCAAATTAGAGCTTACACAGAAACAGATGCAAATGTTTTAACAACTACTATTGTTAATGATTTTATATCTAATGCTGAGAATAGAATATTTAGAGAAGTAGATTTAGATGCATTTAGATCTTATCAGATTGCTTCATTAACTGCTAACAATGCTTTTGTATCATTACCTGGCACAGGAATAGCAGAATTTGCTCTTATCAGATCAGTTCAAATTTATGGACAAAGTTTAGGTAATTCTCGTAAAAAATTAGAACAAAAAGATGTTACATTTATGAATGAATATTGGCCTGATAGAACTGCTACAGCTACACCTGTGTATTATTCAAATTGGAAAGCTGGGAACATATATCTTGCGCCGACTCCTAATTCCGCATATAATATAGAAGTAGCTTTAAATAAGTTACCAACAGGACTATCGTCTACAAATACGACTACTTGGGTTAGTATAAATGCCCCTAGAACGTTGTTGTATGCGTGTCTCTGCGAGGCTTTTAAATTTCTCAAAGGCCCCTATGACCTACTTGCTCAATATGAACAAGGTTATGCTAATGCATTACAAGACTTGTCTATAGAACAACAAGGTCGTGGCAGAAGAGATGAATATATGGATGGAGTTTTAAGGACTCCTCTTAAATCGCAACAACCATAAAAGGAGACAAAAATGGCTATAGCACAAGCAGTATGCAACACCTTTAAAAGGGATCTGTTAAAAGGATTCCATGATTTTGCAAATGGTGGGTCTGCATTCAAAATTGCATTATTTACATCAAGTGCAAATTTAGATGCAACAACTTCAAATTACAGTAATACGGCAGAAACTCAAAACGCTGGAGGAACATCAGCATATTCCGCAGGCGGTTTAGCTTTACAAAACCAATCTGTAACAGGAAGTACAACAGCTACAACAGCATTTGTTGATTGGAGTACTGATCCTGAATGGACTTCCGCTAGCTTTACGGCAAGAGGTGCAATGATATACAATACTACAACAGATGGCGGTTCAAACACTACAGATTCAGTTTGTATTTTAAATTTTGGTTCTGATTTTACAGCAACTAATGGTACATTTAAAGTTCAGTTTCCGTCACCAGGTACGGGTACAGCTATACTAAGATTATCGTAGGGATTTAGCATGGCATTGATTATCAATGATCGTGTTAAAGAAACCACGACAACAACAGGAACGGGAACTGTAAACCTTGCAGGAGCAAGCTCAGGTTTTCAATCGTTTGTCGCAGGTATTGGCACAACAAATACCACTTACTACTGTATTGCTATACAGTCAGGAAGTACGGAATATGAAATTGGTATAGGTACTATAACCGATGCTTCTCCCGATACACTATCAAGAGATACAGTTTTAGAGAGTACGAATGGTGATAATAAAGTAGATTTTTCTGCAGGTGCAAAAGATGTATTTTGTACATATCCAGCAAAGAAGGCACCATCTCCTGTCATGGATCCTACAGCATATGTGACAACACATAATTCTACAATTAGCGATGTTCAAACAATGGACTCTGGCGTTTTAGCTGGACCCGTATCTATTACAGGTACACTGTCCGTAACAGGAAATTTATTTATCTTATGAGCACACTTGAAGTAAATAAAATTATACCACAAGGATCAGGTACTGCTCTTCAAATAGGAGAGAACGGTGACACCATAACGTTGCCAGCAGGTACAGTAATAACATTACCTAATGGATCAGTTACAAACGACGAACTAGCAGGTTCTATTGCTAATAGTAAATTAGCAAACTCAACAATTACAATTAATGGATCATCTGTTGCTTTAGGTGGTTCAATTACCGTAGGATCAGTTTTAACATTTCCAACAATTGGTTCTATCAATCCTTCAACAATAGAAAACACGCAAACAGCAGTTACTATAACAGGAACCAATTATATTTCTGTTCCTTTTGTTGATGCAATTAATTCTACAACAGGAGCTATTGTATCAGCAGACTCAGTCTCTTTTACTAGCTCAACAGTTGTTGTAGCGACGTTTACACTGCCAGTAGATGGCACGTATTTTCTTCGTGTAGAGAATAATAACGGATTAGCCGTACGATCAGGTTCAGCGCTACTAACAGTATCAGACGCACCAGCTTGGCAAACAGCAGCAGGTAGTCTTGGCAGTTTTGCTGCAGGGTCAAATGTTGGAACGATTACAATTACAGCGACAGATGCTGCCTCTTTTGCTATAACGTCTGGGTCTTTGCCTGGAGGTCTTTCGTTGAATACAGCAGCAACTAATGCTACAATAACAGGAACAGAGTCAGGAGCAACAAGTCCTACGACGTATAACTTTACGGTAACGGCTACAGATGCACAGGGCCAAACTGCAGCTAGAGCATTTAGTATAGCTATAACTGTAGGACAACAAAATAGTATGAGGTTTGATTTATAATGCCAACGTATTTATCAAGAACACCGTCAAGTGCAGGAAATAGAAGATTATGGACTTGGAGTGGTTGGTTTAAAAAATTAAAAGATGTTAATGGAGATACTGTTTTTGCTGGTTATACAGATAGTAATAATAGAATGCGTTTAAATTATACAAGTGATGGTAGAATAGAAATATTTGGATATATAAGTTCAACTCAAGTTCAAGTAATAACTACAAGAAGATTTCAAGACTTCTCATCATGGTATCATATTGTTTGGGTATGGGATACTGCTCAATCAACAAATTCTAATAGAACTAAAGTATATATTAATGGAGAACAAATTACAAATTGGGGTACACAAACTTGGCCTGCACAAAACTCTGAATCTGTTATAAATAGTAATACAGGTCAATATATAGGTCAAAGAGGAGATGGTAGTGCTCAATTAAGTGGGTATTTAACAGATATTAATTTTATAGATGGACAAGCATTAACTCCATCTACTTTTGGAGAAACAGATTCTACAACAGGAGGATGGAAACCAAAAGTAGATTTTCCAGGGTTAACGTATGGAACAAATGGATTTAGATGTCAGTTTGGTAACGCTGCAGCTTTGGGAACAGATACCAGCGGGCAATCAAATAATTTCACTGTTAACGGTGCAGGTACTAATGCTAAAACCGTAGACACAGCTACTAATAATTTTTGTACCTTTAATGCTTTAGATAAAGCTAGTAATGTGACTCTTTCAAAAGGTAATCTTATTGCTGCTATTGCAGGAGCTGGTCAAACTAGATCAGTTGCTTCTACTATGGCTATGAGCAAAGGTAAATGGTATTGGGAGATATATTACACAGCTGATTCAGTTTCTGGTTTTGTTGGATTAGTATCCGCAGATATTGGTTGGAGTGTAAATTCTACTGCCTATCCTAGTTCAGGAGTTAATGATAATGTTGGATATAACGATGGTGGTACTAAGTATATAAATGGTTCAGGAAGTTCTTATGGAGCAAGTTGGGCTAGTGGAGACACGATTAGTGTAGCAGTAGATTTAGATAATAACACTACAATATTTTACAAAAACGGAGCGTCACAAGGATCAATTTCAAAAACTTTTACTGGTAGTTATTATCTTGTTGTACAACATCAATCTAGTAGTGGAACAAGTAATTTTCATCTTAACACAGGCAATCCTGCATACTCAATAACTTCAGGTAATTCAGACGCAAACGGTCATGGAAATTTCGAATATGCCGTACCATCAGGGTACTACGCATTATGTACAAAAAATGTAAATCAATACGGATAAGATATGGCATACACAACAATAAATAAATCATCTGATTATTTTAAACCTGTATTATACACGGGAACTCACACAAGTGTTCCGACTGTAACAGTAGGTTTTAAATCAGATTTTTTATGGTTAAAAAGTAGAACTCAAACTTATGATCATAATCTTCTTGATACGACAAGAGGTGGAAATAGTAAACTTTCTAGTAATAATAATAATCCTGCAAGCACAACTGGAGATAGTGTTACTTTTAATGCAACAACTTTTCAACCAAGTGGACAAGCTATAAACGAATCAGGTCAAGGAACTAATAATATGATTTCTTGGAGTTGGAAAGCTAATGGTGGAACAACAGCAAGTAATTCATCTGGCTCAATCACATCTACAGTACAAGCTAGTACTACATCAGGTTTTAGTATCGTTACATATACAGGAAATAATACAAGTGGAGCTACAGTAGGTCATGGCTTAGGAGCTGCTCCCGATACAATAATTCTTAAAGCATTGGCAATAGCTGATCAAAACTGGTTTGTAAATACCCCTGTTGGAGGCGGAGTTGGTTATACGATGTTAAATCAAACCAATGCAGATTCAGGATCAAACAGTTCAGTTTGGAATAGTACTTCTCCTACTTCTACTGTTTTTACTCTTGGTAATTCAGGAGGAGTTAATGATTCTACTACATATGTAGCATATTGTTTTAGATCAATAAAAGGATACAGCAAGTTTGGTAAATACACAGGTAACGGTGCGGATGATGGTCCATTTGTTTACACAGGCTTTAAACCTGCTTTTGTAATGGCTAAAAAAACAAGTAATACGGGTACGTGGTTTATGTGGGACAATAAACGAACTCCATTTAATGTAATAAATATTAGAGTATTAGCAAACACAAGTGCAGGAGATGATACAAGTAATGATAATAGAATAGATTTTTTAAGTAATGGATTTAAAATAAGAGATAATTCTACTAGCTTTAATGATAATAATTCAAGTATGTTCTACATGGCCTTTGCAGAAAATCCTCTAGTAGCATCAAACGACGTAATAGCGTTGGCGAGGTAACATGGTATCAACACTTAAAGTAAACACAATCAAGAAACAGTCGGGTTCTTCAATTACTATTGCAGAGAATGGTGACACTATAGCGATTACTACAGGTGCTACAGTATCAGGAGGCACAGTAGCTTCTACAATTGCTTCTGAATCAATTACAGCAAAAGGTGATGGATCATCTGCTGACGGAAAAATTACTCTTAATTGTCATGTTAATACCCACGGAGTGTCTATACAGGCGCCTCCACACAGCGCAGCTCAATCATATAATTTAATACTCCCTACCTCAGTAGGTACAAACGGACAAGTTTTAGCGAGTAACGGATCTAATACAAATCAATTATCTTGGGTTAGTGCAACAGAAACCAAACCAACCATTACAGGTATTAACCCTAATGTAGCAGAAAACACACAAACACAAATTACTATAACAGGTACTAATTTTGTTAATGGAGCTTATGTAGATGTGATTAATTCTACTGGTGCTATTACTACCGCTGACACTGTTTCTTTTACAAGTGCAACAACATTAGTAACAAACTTTACTTTACCTGTTGATGGCACGTATTTTATACGAGTAGAAAACCCCGATGGTAATGCGGTCCGTACTTCATCAGCAATACTTACCGTATCCGATGCTCCTGCATGGCAGACAGCAGCGGGTACTCTTGGTAGTTTTGATGCGGGAGCAACTATTAGTGTTACTGTAAATGCTACTAATGCTACGGCATATGCAAAAACTTCAGGATCGTTGCCAGGAGGTTTGTCTTTAAATACTTCTACAGGAGCTATTACAGGAACAGAATCTGGATCAACACAAGAAACTACATATAACTTTACAATTAGAGCTACTGACGCACAAGCTCAAACTGCTGATAGAGCCTTTTCGATTACAATAAATCATGGTATAAATAACGCAATGAGGTTTGATTCATAATGAGTTCATATTTAAGCAGAACATTTTCAGGAGCTAACACAAGCAGAACAACATTTACATTAAGTTTTTGGGTAAAAAGAAGTAAGCTTGGTTCAGCGGCAATTATAAGTGCAGAAACAACTAACAATTTTTATGATCAAATTATTTTTGTTAGTACTGATCAATTAGATGTTAATAATGTAGCTAGTGGAAGTGATGTTATTTCATTTAAAACAACAGCAGTATTTAGAGATCCTTCCGCTTGGTACCATGTTGTGATTGCTATAGATACAACTCAAGCATCTTCTAGTAATGGTGTTAAAATATATATAAACGGTGTTTTACAAACTTCATTTGCATCTAGCACGTATGCTCAAAACGCAACTTTTGAAATTGGTAGAGATGGTTCAACAACATCTATTGGCAGAAGGCAAAGAGATCAAGATTTGTATGGAGTTGGTTATCTCTCACAATTTTATTATATTGATGGTCAACAAAAAGCAGCAACTGATTTTGGACAAACAGATTCTACAACAGGTATATGGAAACCAAAAGGTTATGCAGGAACTTATGGAAATAATGGATTTTTTTTAAAATTTGAAAATTCAGCAGCTTTAGGAACTGACTCTAGTGGAAACTCTGAAACATTTACAGTTAATTCTGCAGGAACAAATGCTCAAGTAGTAGACACCCCTGATAATAATTTTTGCATTATGAATTGCGCATCTAATTATTATGGTCAAGGAACTTTTACAGAAGGGGGTTGTAAATTAGTTACACAAGGAGCTGCTTACACATATAATACTAGCACTATCGGAGTAGCTAAAGGTAAATGGTACATGGAAGTTAAAATAGGAGCAGGAGTAAATACTTGGTGGGGCGTTGGAGTAGCTGAAGGAGAATCTTCTAATGCTAGTGGCGTATTAGGTAGAGATACATATTATCCTGCTGGAAATCAACAAGGTCAAATTGGTTGGTTTGGATATGGAACTGATTTTCTTTATCAAAATAACGGATATTATACTGGGTCCACAAGTAATTATAACACTGATGGTTTTACTACAAATGATATTTTAAGCATAGCTTTAGATGCAGATAATAATAATGTTAAATTGTATAAAAATGGTACTGTTCAAAATAGTGGAACTGCATTTAATATAGGAGCTTCTTACACAGGATTTTGGCATTTTGCATTTGGCGATTATGATGGAGGAAATGCAGGATCACATACTTTTCAACTTAATTTTGGTAATCCATCTTTTACTATTAGTTCTAATAGTGGAAATGGTTATACAGATGCCAATAATTTTGGAAAATTTCAATATACAGTACCATCAGGGTATTACTCTTTATGCACACAAAATTTAAAAACGTACGGATAATATGGCATACACAACAATAACAGATCCTTCGGCATATTTTCAAACAGCTTTATATACAGGTGATGGTAACACTTATAAAGCTGTTACAAACGATGGTAATTCAAATTTACAACCAGATTGGGTATGGACTAAAGTAAGGTCTACTACTAACTCTCATCATGTAGCCGATACCTCCAGAGGTATAACAAAACAACTTACTCCTAATAATAGCAACGCTGAACAAACAGATGCTTCAATTCACTATTCTGTTCAATCAGATGGATTTACAGTTGGCAATGCAGGTTCTGTTAATGCTAATGGCGCAACCTTTGCTACTTGGCAATGGAAAGCTAATGGCGGAACTACTGCAAGTAACAGTTCAGGGACAATTACTTCTACAGTGCAAGCTAATACTACATCTGGTTTTTCTATTGTAACTTGGACAGGAAGTGGAGCAAACGCTACAGTAGGGCACGGGTTAGGAGTTATTCCTAAAATGATTATTATTAAAAGATTAAATGGAGCTAATGACTGGATTATATATCACGCTAGTTTAGAAAATGCTCAATATTATCTTAGTTTAAATGGTACTGCTGGTCAAACACAAGCCTCTAATGTTTTTAATAGTACCGCTCCAACATCATCAGTTTTTTCAGTAGGTACTAGCACGGCAACTAATAGTGGTAGTCAAACTTACATAGCATACTGTTTTGCAGATATTCAAGGGTACAGCAAATTTGCTAATCTTAGAGGTAATGGTAATGCAGATGGGCCATTTATATACACTGGGTTTAAACCTGCTTTTGTAATGCAAAAAGAATATTCTCAAGGAAGCACCGTTTGGTTTATGTGGGATAGTAAAAGAGATACTATAAATGTAGCAAATCGAACAGTTGAAGCAAATTCCACTGCCGCTGAAGGTAGTACGGCAACAGGAGCTACAAATTGGATTGATATTCTTTCTAATGGATATAAAATTAGAAATACAGGGAGTCATTTAAATGCTAGTGGACGTCAATATATTTACATGGCTTTTGCACAAAATCCTTTTGTAGCAACAAGTGGATTACCAGCAACGGCGAGATAATGTCAGAAGTAAAAGTAAATGCCTTAAAAAAATATAATGGATCGTCAATAACGATTGGTGAAGGTGGTGACACGGTTACTATAACACCAGGTATTACTGCTACAACATTGACATCAGGTACTATTCCTGATGCTAGGTTTCCATCTACTTTACCTGCTATATCAGGAGCGAATCTAACAAACTTACCTGTAGAAACAAAGCCAACTATCACAGCTATTTTACCAACTGTTATTAATAACAATGCTAATAATGTTGTTATAACAGGAACTAACTTTGTATCTATTCCAACTGTTGATGCAATCTCAACAACAGGCGCTATTATAGTAGCTAATACTGTTGCTTTCACTAGTGCTACATCTATTACAGCTAACTTTACTTTACCAACAGACGGAACTTATTATATTCGTATAGAAAATAATGATGGTAATGCAGTAAGATCTTCTGCTGCTTTACTTACCGTATCAGATGATCCTGTTTGGTCTACAGGGTCTGGTTCTCTTGGAACTATTGCAGGAAACTTTTCAGGTGCTGTAGCTACGGTTGCTGCTACTGGAGACACTGTTACTTTTTCAGAAACAACAAATGTTTTAACAAATGGATCGCAAGCAAACTGCTCGCTAAACTCAAATACAGGTGCTATAACTACAAGTGATTTTGGTGGATCGTCTACGACTCCAACAACGTATAACTTTACTCTTCGTGCTACCGATGCACAAGGGCAAACAGCGGACCGTGCTTTTTCACTAACATCAAGTTTTGCAATAACTACTTCAGGAAGGTTTGATCAATAATGCCAACATATTGTTATAGACAAATAGGAACAGGAGATAAAAGAATAGGAACTTTTAGCTTTTGGGTAAAACGAGGTAATACTAAAGTCGTTAGTGGTGGGCAACAATGGTTTTGGAATAACTATGGCCCAGGTTCATTTAGTGGTAGCACTGATTGGTTAGGTATGAGATTTACAAATGATAGTGAACTTGAAATTGTTACATGGGATGGTAATAATGGATTTATTAAAACAAATGCAAAATTTCGTGATTCTTCTGCTTGGTATCACATTGTTGCTAGAATAGACACTACTCAATCAACCAACACAGATAGAATTAGATTATATGTAAATGGAGAACAAATTACTAGCGTAGCTGGAGGAGCAACTTATCCTAGTCAAAATCACGATTATAATTGTTTAGGATCATCAGGTGCTTATCAATTAGTAGGAGCTAGAGCAACAGGTACAACAGCCAGTCCTACATATGGTGAAGGTTTTGATGGGTACATAACTCAAGCAATATATTGTCAAGGTCAATCTTTAGCTCCAACAAGTTTTGGGTCAACAAATGCAAATGGTATTTGGGTACCTAATAGTCAGCCTTCTGTTACATATGGATCTCAAGGATTTAAATTAGACTTTTCAAAAACAGGAACTACCGCTAATGCAAGTGGTTTTGGTGCGGACAGTTCTGGTAATGGTAATCACATGACTTCAGCAGGATTAGGTACAAATCCTAGTACAGCAGATACTTGTCAAAATAATTTTGTTACTTGGAATCCTATAGCTAACAGCAGTTTCACCTCATTAAGTAAAGGTAATTTAGTAGCTACAGGAAATACAGCAAGTAATAATGGTAATTCTGATGCAACGCAAGCACCCCTAGGTGGTAAATGGTATTGGGAAGGAAAGTTTGTTACTGCTGCTTCTTCATCTTCTGGTAATTATCCAAACATAGGAGTGTACCCAGTTAATTTAAGTAGACAACCAAAAGACGGAGGAGGCAATGCTGAATCAGGATTTTTTACTGGTGGATGTTCATATAAACCAGACGGTTCTAGATATAAAAATAACAGTACTAGTAGTTATGGAGGAGCGTGGAGTACAAACGATATTATTGGCGTTGCTTTAGATATGGAAAATTTTGCTGTTTACTTTTCTAAGAATGGAACATTTCAAGATTCAGGAAATCCAGCAAGTGGAGCTTCTAAAACTGGAGCCGCACAAACTTGGACTGCCGCAGAAGGTGCTTATGTACCAGCAGTTTCTTCTTATAATAATTCAGTTATACAATTTAATTTTGGTAATTCACCTTTTACAATAGCTTCAGGTAATGCAGACCCAAATGGATATGGAAGCTTTGAATACGCACCACCATCAGGGTATTATGCGTTATGTACTAAGAACCTAGCATTGTACGGAGGATAACATGGCAGTATATACAACAATTAACGACCCATCAGCACATTTTCAAACAACCATATATACAGGGAATGCAACGAGTTCAACAAACATAAATAACACTGGTAATTCTAATCTACAACCAGATTTTGTTTGGATAAAAAATAGAACTGGAGGTAATGATTGGCACGATTTAACAGACACTACAAGAGGTGCAACAAAAAGTTTATTTTCAAATAATACAAATGCTCAAGGCACTGCTGCACAATCTTTACAAGCATTTTTGTCAAATGGAATTACTATCGGTAGTGATGCACAAGTTAATAGAAACAATGTACCATATGCATCTTGGCAATGGAAAGCAAACGGCGGAACTACTGTTACTAACACCGATGGAGCGACAAATGGATATAATACGACTGTTCAAGCAAATCAAACTGCTGGTTTTAGTATAGTAAAATTTAATGCACCTTTTGATCAAGGTAATGGAAGATACAATCTTGGTCACGGTTTAGGAGTAAAACCTGAATGTATTATAACAAAATGTTCTAGTGCTTCAGCTGACTGGTATATTTATCACAAAGATATGGGTGGTAGTAATATATATTTACGATTAAATTTAGCAGATGCTACTTCCACTACAGGTGCTAGATATACTTTTTATGAACCTGCTTTTACCAGTACAATTTTTAATATGGACTGGAATAACATTCTTTTACAGAACCAAGATTTTATATGTTACTGTTTTGCAGGTGTACAAGGCTACAGCAAGTTTGGTAAATATATAGGTAATGGTAGTACAGATGGAACATTTACTTATACAGGATTCAAGCCAGCTTTTATTATAGTTAAAAGAATTAATGATTCTCAAGATTGGGTTTTGTGGGATCATAAAAGAGATGGATATAACCAAACTGATAAAAGCCTTACACCAAATGAACCTAGTGCAGAAGAAACTAGAAGTATTGATATTTTATCAAATGGTTTTAAACAAAGACAAAATAATACTGCAACTAATGCTGATGGTTCAACATACGTATATCTGGCTTTCGCTTCAAATCCTTTTACGACCTCGGACGGCGTTCCCACAACAGCGAGATAGCGTATGACGTTAGGGATCCTAGCATTTGCGGAAGGTCCGATATCGTCCCTTGGTAAACAAGATGCGGTAGCGGTTGTTACAGGACAAGACATTGGTAGTCTTACAACTGGAACAGTTGTTGCTTCATGGAATCAAACTATAGCCGTTAGTGGTAATCCCCTTAACATAGTACAAGGAACTGAATCTGTAATTGCAGATACCATTGTTTCAGTATCTGGTGAAAATATAAATTCTACCGTTGCTAATGTAACTCTTAATATTATATCTAATCCTATTGTTCAAGTATCAGGACAAGACATTGGTTCAATTTCACTTGGACCTTATGGGGTTACAGCAGGTGGTCAAGTTTCTATTGATGCTTCTTCCGAACCAGACTTAGATATATTTATAAATGATGTATCTGTTACAGCTGATGCCAATGTATCTGTTACTGGTCAAAGTATTGGTGGTCTTACTACAGGAACATCTACTGTTGACGCAGTAACCCTGGCCCCTGTCACAACTAACATTGTTCAAACATTTATATCTGATGTTACAGTAGAAGCTACTGGGGAAATTGAAGTTACCGGTCAAAGTATTGGCACTTTAACAACAGGAAATGTTTCTGTAGTAGCTAACTCAACAGCTTTACCAACCGGTAATATTATATCAAGTGCTTTAGCTAGTGTTACTTTAATACAAGACTCTACTCCAGTTGTTACAGGATTACCAACTGCGATAGCTTTATCTAATTCTACTGCTGTTTTTGCATGGGCAGAAGTAGATGACTCAGAAACATCTACTTGGAATGAAGTAAATGATTCAGAAACTTCAACATGGACAGAGGTAGATGATTCTGATACAATAACCTGGCAGGACGCAGCATAGGAAAATTATGGCATCAACTTATTCGGCATTATTAAATTTAGAACTTATAGGTTCAGGAGAGCAATCTAATGCTTGGGGTAATACTACTAATAACAATTTACAATATGGATTAGAATTTTCTATTGCAGGAGTTTACACAAAGAATTTATCATCTGCTTCTAGTCCTTATGTATTAACATCGGCTCAAAGTATTAGTGCTACACAAGCTGACAATGAATCAAGACAAGCAGCTATTATATTTACAGGACACACTTCAAATTTTATTATTCAATTTTTAGCTACTCAAAAAACTTATTTTTTAAGAAACAACAATTCTTCTTTTACTATTACTGCTAGATTAGGATCATCAGGTAATACTTATGTTATTCAACCTAGCACTAGTGTATTCTTAGCAACTGATGGAACTAACTGGTTTGTTCTTCAAACATCAGGAACAGACTGGGTAACAAAAACAGGAAACTATACATCATTTCCTGGGGATAAAATTTTTGTTAATACTTCATCTCAAGTAATTACAATTACTTTACCAGCTTCTCCAATATCAGGAGATGAAATTCGTATTATAGATTTAGCTAGTACTTTTGATACAAACAATTTAACTGTTGCAAGAAATGGTAATAAAATAAATGGACAAACAACAGATTTAACCGTAGCTACTGAAGATGCTGCATTTTCTTTAGTATATGCAGGAGCTACATATGGTTGGAAATTAACGGAGAAATAATATGCCTACTTATGAATCTATTAAATATAAATTTTCTGGAACTGGTATTGTTGGTGTTCTTCAAGAAGCAAGCAATCTTAGTGATGTTGCTGCGGCAGGGACATCAAGAACAAATTTAGGCGTTGCCATTGGTAGTGACGTACAAAGTTTTGTTTCTGCAACAGCAGGTACAAATGTTAATGGAAACAGAACCGTAAGTGCATCTGGCCCAAGTGGTGGATCTGATGGAGATATTTGGTACAAATATACATAATTTCTTATGCCAATTTATGTTAAAGATGGTGGTACTTTTCGTGAGATAAGCTCTAGTGCTGGCTCACAACTTTATGTGAGAGATGCTACTTCATTTACAAACAAAACAATTGTTAATACTTATATAAAAGACGGTGGTGTATGGAGAACAGTCTTTACTTTATTTGATACACCTACAAGTTTTACAGAAGCAGGTTCAGGTACAACAAATTTTGCTGTTCCTGCCAATGCTAACGCTATTCACATACAGCAAGCAGTTGGTGGTGGAGGAGGATCTATGAATGGTCTTGGTTATGATAAAGGTCCTGACGGTGAACAAGGAGGACGTGGCGGAGGATCAGGAGGTTATATTTCTGATAAAGTATTTACAGTTACAGGAGGAGAAACTCTTACAGCAATTGTAGGAACAGGAGGAGCTAATGGTGCAAATTCTGGTTTTAATTACACCGGTGCAGCCAACCCAGGAACAGTAACAAGTTTAAGTGGATCAAGTACTAATGCAATATTTTCTTTAGCAGGAGGTGGAGGATCCTCATTTTCAGGAGGAGGTGTTCAAGGACCTACAGCTATTCAAACTTCTGGATCAGCAGGAACTGCTACAATAGGAACTTCATTATCTACAGGTACTACAGTAGATGGTGATAACATTACAAGTTTTAATACCGGCCGTGCAGGAAGTTTTAACTCTGGAGGTAATGGTGCGGAAGGATTACCTTCAGGCGGACCTAGTAAACAGCCTTTATGTAATGGGGATAACTGTAATATTGCAGGCGCTGCGGGAGGTAACTCTTATAACGGAAATGTAGCTGGTGGAGCTGGTGGAGGCAGTGGTAGCACGGGAGGTGTAGGAAATTTTGGTTCTGGTGCTGGCGGTGGAGGAAAAGAAGCTGCTGGTAATACTGGTGGTGCTGGTGAAATGTTTTATAGATTTTTGAGGATTGCATAATGCCACTTACAAAAATAGAATTTGCTCCAGGAATAGATAAACAAAACACTGAATATGGTGCAGAAGGTCGTTGGACTGATTCAGATTTAGTACGTTTTAGATATGGATTACCAGAAAAGATTGGTGGTTGGGTTAAATTAATTCAACAAACTTTAATAGGAGTTGTAAGAGACATGCATGCGTGGTCTGATCTTAATGGAGTAAGATACATGGCCCTTGGCACAGATAGAAAATTGTATGTTTATTCAGAAGGTGCAGCATATGATGTTACTCCTATTAGAAGAACAAGTGGAAGTTTAACTAACCCTTTTACAACTACTAGTGGTAGTGCAACTATTACTGTTACAGATAGTAGTCATGGAGGTTTATCAGGAGATTTTGTAAAATTTAGTGGAGCTACTGCTATAGCAGGTTTAGATATGAACAAAGAGTTTGAAATATCAACTTACATTAATGCTAATAGTTATACAATAACCTATACAGGATCTACAGCAAATGCGTCTGCTACTGGTGGAGGTTCAAATGTTATAGCAAAATATGACATAAGTATTGGTTTATCAGAATCAGCTTATGGTTATGGATGGGGAACAGGAGCTTGGAATACAGGAACATGGAACACACCTCGTTCAACATCTACTGTTAAAATTGATGGCAGACAATGGTCTTTTGATAATTTTGGTGAAGATTTGTTAGCTACAGTTAGTGAAGGCGGAACATTTAGATGGAACACTTCTGTTGGGTTTGGTACTCCAGCTGCTATAGTTACACAGGCTCCAACAAACTCTAGATTTAATTTAGTATCCCCTGTTGATAGACATGTATTATTATTTGGTACTGAAACAATTATTGGAACTTCTTCTAGTGCAGATCCTTTATTCTTACGTTTTTCTTCTCAAGAAGATTTTCAAACATGGGTTCCAACCGCAACAAACACAGCAGGATCATTTAGAATTCAAGATGGTTCTAAAATTATGGCAGCAGCAAGATCTAGGGGAGCAATATTAGTATGGACAGATACATCTTTACATGCACTACAATTTGTAGGACCACCTTTTACATTTTCATTAAATCAAGTAGGAGCCAACTGCGGAGCAGTATCAAATCATTGTGTTAAAGATGTTAATGGTATTACTTATTGGATGTCTCAAAATTCTTTCTATATGTTTGATGGTGCAGTTAAAAAATTACCTTGTAGTGTTCAAGATTATGTATTTGGGGATTTTAATATTACCACTCAACCAGAAACATTTTGCGGTCTTAATTCAGAAAAAAATGAAATAACATGGTTTTATTGTAGTCTTAATGCTCAACAAATAGATAGGTATGTTACTCTTAATTATTTAGAAGGTTCTTGGTCTATAGGAAGTATGGCAAGAACAGCATGGGTTGATTATGGAGTATATGAAAATCCTTATGCCACAGAATATTTTACTACAGCTACGGCTACAACTCCTAGTGTATTAGGATTAACTCCAGGAGCTTCTACATTTTATATACAAGAATCTGGATTTGATGCAGATGGCCAAGCAATGACAGCTTTTGTTACGTCAGGTGATTTTGATATACAAGATGGTCAACAGCTTTTACATATTGGTAGAGGTATACCTGATTTTCAAAACTTAGCAGGTTCGGTAGACGTATCTTTAACATTTAAAACTTATCCTTCTTCAAGTACATCTATTGTTAAAACATCCACTGTATCGACAACTACAACTAAATTTGATATAAGAGGTCGAGGCAGACAAGGACAATTAAAAATAGAAAGTGATGCTATTGGAGATAATTGGAGATTTGGAACTTTACGTCTTGATGTTCAACCAGATGGAGGTAGATAATGAAAAAAGAATTAACACAAAGACAAAAAGATACTTTAAAAAAACATAGCAAACATCATAGTACAAAGCATATGAATATGATGAAAAAAGCAATGAAAAACGGTAAAACTTTTAGTGAGTCACATAAAATAGCTCAGAAGAAAGTAGGAACTTAATGGCTAAAATATCTACAACAAGATTACCTAATGCAACTATAGAATATGATAGAACTCAGTTTGATGTTCTTATTAGATTACTAGAACAAATGATAAATCAATTAAACTTTGGTTATCAAGAAGATTTAAAAGATACTTCTACAGCAAGGAGCTGGTTCATTGGCTGATAAATTTTTAAGTTTTTCTAAAACAGGTTCAGGCAGTTTACAATCTGTTTATACAGTTCCTGAAGGAAATGAAGGAGCAGTGCCTCCTGTTTTTCCTACTACAGCTTTAGTAAAAAGTATAAGAATTTCTAATCCTACAGGAGGAGCGGTTACTACAACAGTACTTATGGTTGATAATAGTAATACTAATTTATCTATAAATTTATATAAAGATTCTCTTGCAGCAGAAGCTGCTCAAGAAGTATTATCTCAACCTATTGTATTAGAAAAACTTGATAAGATAAATATTACAGGAAACGGTGTAACTATTTTAGTAAGTTTAATGGAGATTGCATTGTCATGACATTTAAAAAAGTACAAGAATCTAAACAAATTGGTGTTCAAATTGTTAATGGTAAAGAAATACCTATATTACAACCTGAAGTTTTTATAGAAGTTAAAAACAAATTAACTGGTAAAGAATATAAATCACCTGAAGAAGCTAAAAAAGATGTAGCTGACCCTACTACAAATACTCAAGAAAATCATATAGAACAAAACGTAGAAATTAAAGTTCAACAGTTGCCAGATTTTAGAGGCGAAGTAAAGTACGATTAAGCACCGCACATTTCGCATTCTTCTGGTTCATTAGACATTATTGTTTGTTCTGACTTTTCATTATGACATTTACAGCCTGTTAAATGTTTTTTAAATTCTCTTTCCACGCTAATAAGTCTGCTGTGGTAGTTGGCTAGTTTGTCTGCTAAAAATGCTATTGATGCAGATGCTTCTTCTTGTGTCATAATATCTCCTTATTTAAATTTTTGGGGTAAGAACCACATTACTTTTTTGAAATATTATTTGCAAGAAAACTTTTAAAATTGTTTTCTTGACATTATTTCTTTTTTAACAAATCGTGAATTTGTTGTCCTTGTACCCCTACCATAAAGGCAATAAATATAACTACTAATAAAATTATTATAAGTAATACTAACTCTACCATGATATTTTTTTATTAATGATAGTTTCCTTTTCCATAACTAACCTCCAAGTATTCTATTTTTGTTACCCAACCTTTAGGTATAGCAATAGCTCCACCTCCATGATTGTCATCTTTGTCTGTACACCATGAACGCATAATGACAACTTTTTCTATGTTATCTACTACCATCCAACCTACTTCTTGACACACAGCTAAAGGAGCTTCTTGTATTTCTTTAATAGACAACCATCCTGTCTCCTGATCCCTGGCATCAAGCCAAGTTATTCGAACCATTGGACATTTGGTAATATCGAACTTTTCTGTACTAGACATTATTGCTCTTGTGTTATACCAATATTTTGACTATAATTGTATGATTAAATAGGCATAATGCACAAGTCTAGCCTCCTTGCTCAAAACAGTACAATTCATAATTGCAATAGGAGATATGTTTAAGAATCTAGTTAAAAAGATCAAAGGAGTCGCAAAAAAAGTAGCACCATACGCTGGTGTTGTTGCGGGTATGTTTGGGGCTACTCCCCTTATGGCAGCAGGCATAGGAGCTCTTGGTGGAGGATTAGGTACAGGAAGTGTGAAAGGCGCCGTTCTAGGCGGTCTTGGTGGTTTCGGTTCAGGAACCATGTATGGTGGTCAAAACCGATTATTTAATACAGGACTTACTAACAAAATGTTTGGCATTGAAAATGCTGGTACAGGTGGTTTCTTTAACCCAATGAACAAAGGTCTTGGTGATTTGTTAATGGCTAGATCTCCTGATCAATTAACAGGTTCTATAATTCCAGGAGGAACAGATGGAATACCTGTTGATCGTTTTATTCCAGGAGAAACTCTTAAAGGCGAAACAGCTATGTCAAGATTTAAAGATGCTTTAACAATGGAAAACAATCCATTAACAGGTAAAGCATTAGCACCAGGTAGCATGTATCGTTATTTGCCGGCAGCTCTTGGAGGTACAGCACTTGCTTATGGACTCGGAGCATTTGATGAAGAACCAATTCCTGAAGATGAAATTCCAAAAGAATATAAATACGATCCGGATAACGATCCCCTTAAAAATATAAACAAAAGATTTCAAGATTACTATCAAGGTATAACACAAATACCATCGTCATCTATTTATGGATACTTACAATCAATAGGTGCATTAAAAGAAGGTGGCATTCCTCGTGGTTATTCAGCTGGTGGATCAATGGCACAAAAAATGGATGTACCCGGACAGTTTTTATTAAACGATCCATCTAAAACACCACTATCTGTTTTAGAAGCAGCAGATGGTATGGGAATACAAGATCTTGAACAATATGTTGATACAGGCGAAGGTGAAGGCATGGATCAAGGAGTAGGTGCTGCTAAAGAAGTATTAATGATGGGTGCAGCAGAAGCAATGAAAGAATTAGGAACAGGTAATTCAAGTGATCAATTAGATTTAACAAAAGGTCAAGAACAAGCAGTTAAAGACGGAGCTACTAAAGTAGATATGACAGATAATCAAGAAGCATTTTATAGTAGCCCTTCTGATGAAGGAAAAACATTTGGTAACGGAGAATTCTATTATGATGATCCTAAACTAATTGAGTTTATACAACGAAAAGCAGATAGTAATGGCACTACATATCAAGAAGAATTATTTAAATATGTACAAGAAGTAGAAGAATTTTATAAAAACAAAAAAGCTAACGGTGGTGTGGCAGCATTTAATTATGGTGGACAAATCATGGGCCCTGGCACCGGCCGGGAAGATGTTATACCAGGAAAGATAGTGGATAAAAACACAGGACAAACAAGTGATATGTTGGTAAGTAATAATGAACATATTATACCAGAGTATGCATTGTATGCTATGGGTGGAGGAGACACGAAAAAA